TTGTATATCAAACAAAACAAAATATTCAACCAACATTAGAATATGTAAAAAACTTATCTGAAAATGCACCAGGTAAAGATTTTCGTCATATAGCAGAAGTACCCATGGTAATATATCAAAAGGCACTAAGAGAGGGTTGGGCCAAAGATTCTGCACAATGGAAGAAATGGTTAAACCATTCTGATAACAAACCCTTTAGGACATGGAAAGGCAAAGTATGACATACAGCGAACTAAAAACTAATATTGCAAATTTTTTAAACAGATCAGATTTAACAGACCAACTTGATTTTTTTATTGATGCAACTGAATCAGAGTTTAATAGAAGATTAAGAACTAAGGATATGATTAAACGGGCAACTGCTACAGCAGACGCACAATATATGTCATTACCAACAGACTGGTTGGAAGCTATTAATGTAGAAATTACATCAAATAATTTTAGACCATTATTTCAACAATCTATTGAATCATTAGATGTATACAGAAAAGCTAATAACAATGTAACTGGTCAACCTATTTATTATGCAATCGTAGATAATTCATTAGAGTTAGCACCTACCCCTGACACAAGTTATACGCTACAATTGACATACTATGGCACTATTGATGCTTTAAGCAGTTCTAATACAACGAACTTTATATCCACAGGATATCCAGATGCTTACTTATATGGTGCTTTAAAACACGCTTCTATCTATCTAATGGAAGATAACAGAGTGCCGTTATTTACAGCACAGTTTGAAAAAGCATTAGAAGAGATGAGAATGGAACAAGAGAAAGCAGAGTTTGGCAAAGGATCTCTAATACAAAGAAGAAGAACTTATGGCAAGTCTGGTAAAAAAATGTATTATTGGAATAATAATTAGGAGATAAAATGGCTGGATTTAGTGATTATTTAGAGGACAAAGTATTAGACCATGTATTTGGTGGTAATGCTTATACAGCACCAGGAACATTATATGTTGCTTTATATACTGTAGCACCTACAGATACAGGTGGTGGTACAGAGGTATCAGGAGGAGCTTATGTAAGAAAAACAGCAGCTTTTACCGTGTCTGGTACAAACCCAACCACAGCAACTAACTCAGCTGCGGTTGAATATCCAACAGCTACAGCAAACTATGGTACAGTCGTTGCAGTAGGTATATTTGACGCTTTAACAAGTGGTAATCTAATGGCTTATGCAAACTTAACAGCTTCTAAAACTGTAAGTTCAGGCGATGTATTTAGATTTGACGCTGGCGATTTAGATATAACATTAGCATAACATCATGGCCTCAGTAGGCTATGGCTTATACACATACGGGAAGTCCAATTACGGAACTCCCGTTTATCATTTTGGTGCTGCCACAATAGCACAAACATCATCTGCAACAGCAGATGGTAGATTTGTTATTACTGGTGCATCAACCATAGCAGCAGTTTCTTCTGCAACAGCAACAGGTAGACAGATAGATCGCGGACAAGCGGTTATTGGTGCAGTATCTAGTGTTACAGCTGTTGGTACACAAATAGACAGAGGCGCTGCAACTATAGCAGGAACGTCTGGATTTACAGCTGTTGGCAGACAAATAGATTTAGGTTCTGCAACTTTATCAGCAAGTTCTGGTATGACAGCCACAGGTCATCAAATAGACCGTGGTGTAGTTATAGGACCAGCTATATCAGGCATGACAGCTACAGGAAGGTTTACTGTAGTTGGTGAAGGAACATTTGCAGAAACCAGTGGATTCAATGCAATAGGTGGACTTGTTATAAGAGGTGCATCTGTAATTGCACAAACAAGTGGATTTAATGCAATTGGTGGTCTAAAATGGGAAGATATTATTGTTCCTGGTGAGACTTGGACCGATCAAATAGTAGCAGACGAAACTTGGACAGAACAAACTAATCCAAGTACATCATGGACAAACTTAGGCGAACAAGACGCAGCTTAGAGGAATTTTTTTATGGCAGATACATTTACAACAAATTTAAACTTAACAAAACCAGAAGTAGGCGCATCTACTGATACATGGGGTACAAAGATTAATAATGATCTTGATGATGTAGACGCGTTATTTAGTTCTACTGGTACTTCAGTAGCTATGAACCTAGACGGAGCAGTAATAGATAGCTCTGTTATTGGTGGAACTACAGCAGCTGCGGGATCATTTACAACTTTATCAGCAAGCACATCTATAACAGGCACACTTGCTACAGCAGCTCAAACTAACATCACCAGCGTAGGCGCATTAAACGGTGGTTCAATAACCTCAGGATTTGGAGCTATAGATAACGGTTCTTCTAATATTACTACTACAGGTGCTATTAGTGGTGGCACATTGGCAGGAACTTTATCTACAGCAGCTCAACCTAACATTACAAGTGTTGGAACTCTTACAGGTTTTACTTCAACAGGTATTGATGACAATGCTAGTTCTACAGCTATAACTATTGATAGTAGTCAAAATGTTGGTATTGCAACGAGCAGCCCCTCATATCCTTTTCATGTTACTGGGTCAGGAGACACTGTTGCAGCAGTGACAGCAGGAGCATCATCTTTAGCTGCATTAAATTTAGGTAACGACACAAATAAAGCTGATGGTGGTATACGTTATGATAATAGTGCTAATGCTTTAATATTTAGATCATCAAATGCTGAGAAAATGAGAATTAGCTCAAGTGCTTTGTTGGTGGGTGGTACAAGCTCTGCTGCTAGTGCTGAAAAATTAGCAGTTTTAGGTGGGTCATCAACTGGTGCTTATTTCTCTGTAGAAGCAACACATACATCAGCTTTTGGTGCAATAAAATGGCGTAATGGTAATGGTGAAATTGGATCTATTTCATTTGCAGCAAGTGCTGTTGCCTACAACACTTCATCAGATGCAAGATTAAAAGACGTTACAGGCGAAGCTAGGGGTTTAAAAGTAATTAACGAACTTAACCCAGTTTCATATAACTGGAAAGCAGATGGCAAAGCTGATGAGGGTTTGATAGCACAAGCAGTACAAGAAATAGTGCCAAATGCAGTAAGCCAAAATGATGATGGATACTATCAAATGGATTACAGCAAATTAGTAGTGCATTTAGTTGCAGGAATGAAAGAACAACAAGCACAGATTGATGCTTTACAATCTGAAATTAACTTATTAAAAGGAGAGTAAAATGGCAATATCATATTCTTGGGACGTTTCAACAGTTGATACTTACCCAACACATAACAGCCAAAGTGACGTTGTCTATAACGTACATTGGAGATTAACCGCAGAAGATGATGCTAACCAAGATGCTGAGGGTAACAACAACATAGATTCTGTTTATGGCGCACAATCTGTAGATACTGCAGATTTATCAAGCTTTACAGCTTTTGCAGATTTATCTGCTTCAACTGTACAAGGTTGGGTAGAAACAGCTCTAGGTGCTGATAAAGTGACAAGTCTTAAATCTGCACTAGATGCACAATTAGTTGAAAAAGTCACATCAACATCTGTCACTAAAACTATAGGTTAAACAATGGCACTATTGCCTGTAACTCCTCCCGCTGGCATAATTAAAAACGGAACTGACTATGCTAACAAAGGTCGTTGGGTTGACGGCAATCTTGTGCGTTTTGAGAACGGGTTTTTAAAACCTGTTGGTGGTTGGTCTAAATTAAGAAATACAGCATTGACTGGCGAACCTATAGGTATGTATGCCTATAACGATAATGTTGGCAATCCTGTTTTAGCAGTTGGTACAAGACAAAAAGTATATGTTTTATACAACAATACTTGGACCGATATAACACCATCTGGTTTTGTGAATGATTCAGCCTCTGATCCTTTAGGTTATGGTGCATACAATTGGAGTGCAGAAGATTATGGTGATGCTAGAAGTCAATCTGGATTACCATTAAAACAAGGTCATTTTTCTTTTGATAATTGGGGGGAACATTTAATTTTTTGTTTTTCTGGTGACGGTAAAATATATCAATGGCGACCAGAATCACAACCAGGGGGTACTACAGATACCATAGCTACAGCAGTAACAAACGCTCCTACAGGCTGTCAGGCTGTCCTAGTGACCAATGAAAGGCATTTAGTCGCAATTGGTTCAGGTGGCGACCCTAGAAAAGTATCTTGGAGCGATAGAGAAAATAATACAAACTGGACATCTCAAGCCACTAATACAGCTGGTGATGTACAAATACCTACAGGTGGTCGTGCATTATTAGCAGTGAAATACCAAAACGATGTCATAGTCTTTAGTGATACAGGTATAGATAGAATGAGCTATGTAGGCTCACCTTTTATTTATGGCATTTCAGCAGCAGGTGTAAACTGTAAAGCAGTAAGTAGACGATCAGTTGTACAAACAGGTAACTTTGTTGCGTGGATGGGTGAAAACTCATTCTTTGTTTACGATGGTGTTGCCAAAGAAATCAAATGCGATGTGCATGATTTCGTATATGACAACTTAAATGTAACTGGCAGGCAGTCGTGCTGGGGTGGACACAACTCTAACTTTAACGAAATATGGTGGGGTTTTCCTGTGGGTGATGGACAATACACACCAAACAAATATGTTATTTGGAATTATTTAGAAAATACTTGGTCTATAGGGTCATTAGATAGAGGTTGTTGGGTTGACCAAGGTGCGTTTGACTATCCTATAGCTGCTGACTCAAGCGGTTTTGTATACGAACACGAATCAACAACATTGGCTAAATCACCTAACTTAAATGGTACTGCACCTTTTTGTACTAGCGGTCCAATAGAATTAGGTAATGGTAATAACTATGTGCAATGTAGTCAGATTATTCCAGACGAAGAGGCAAACACATTACCAGGTGTAACAATAAGTTTTAAAGGTAAGTTTACCCCGCTAGGCAGCGAAACAGACTTTGGTAGTTTTACCTTTGACAACGATGGATATACCGATGCTAGGTTTACAGCACGACAAGTGCAAATGACTGTAACAGGTAGCACAACACAAGACTTTCAAGTTGGTAATATAAGACTGAACGTAAGAACCAGGGGTAGAAGATAATGGATTTATCCTCACAAAGACAATATTTACAAAGAGCAATCAATGTTAAGTATTCTTTTTCAGCAACTACGCAGCAAACAATATATACAGCGCCAAGCGGAGGCGATTTTGATTTTGCTATTATACAAGGTTTTTTAGCTTGCGATCATGGTAATCAACAAACCAATTTAGATGTGTCTGTTACAGATACAAGTTCTAACGAATTTTTTATATATAAACAAAAAAATATAGCAGCACACGCTACTGAAGAATTACAAACAAACGCAGGCATTATTTTAAAACAAGGCGAAATATTAAAGGCACAAGTAAACCATGCTAATATAGATTTATATTTAAGTATCGTAGAATATGCAAAAGGCGACTAATAACGTAATTGATATAAACCAAGCGAAAAAAGATTCTTGGGAGATGCAATGGGAAAGATGTAAACCCTATATAGCAAAAGCTGTTAAACATCAAGATTCCTATACAATTGACGATATAGAGGATAAAATAAGACATGGTATATTCCATTTATGGCCAGGCAAAAAGTCTGCATACATAACAGAATTTGTAATATATCCACAAGTCAAAGCAATGAATTTGTTATTTTGTGGTGGTGATTACGAAGAATTAGAAGAAATGCTACCATCAATAGAAGCATTTGCAAAAGCCGCAGGTATTAAAAGATTATACGGTGGCGGTAGAAAAGGATGGATTAGAAAGATAAAACATCTAGGATTTGAAACAGAACATTTAATTAGAAAAGACTTATGAGTAAAGGAAAGACTACAACAGAATCTACAGCAAGCTTACCAGCATTCCAAGAAGAACAATTTAAAAAACTTTTTGCAGCTGCTCAAGGTGTATCACAACAGCCTTTTGTACCCTATACAGGCCCAATGGTTGCTGGTTTTTCTCCAGACCAATTACGACAGTTTCAAGGTACTAGAGGACTGTTTGAAACTAGCATGGCTGCTGATCCTACCAGAGCGATGCAAAGACTTGCAGGCGAAGCAAGACCTGTTACTGGCCCAGCGGCTTCTCTACTTGGTCAAGACATAGGTGCATATCAATCTCCTTATCAACAACAAGTCATAGACGCAACTATGAAAGACATACAGCGACAAGCTGATGTAGCGCGTGGCGGTGCTCAGGAAAGAGCCATTAGAGCTGGCGCATTTGGTGGTTCACGATCAGCAATATTAGAATCAGAATCACAAAGACCTTTTGTTGAGGCCATGGCTAGAACAGCTGCTGAGCAAAGAGAAAGAGGTTTTGGTCAAGCATTAAGATCAGCAGAAGCAGATGTTGCAAGACAACAACAAATGGCTATGTTTGCACCAGAGCTTGACTTAAGAGCAAGACAACAACAAGCAGGATTGCTTGGAGGTATGGGCGCACAACAAAGAGGATTACAACAACAAGCTATCGATGCACAAAGAGGAGAATTTTTCAGAGCGCTTGGTTATGGACCATCACAAATTGGTTTATTACAAGGCGGTATGGGTACACCATTAGTATCACAAACACAAACACAGAGTCAAAAAGCTGGATTGGGCGGCATGTTAGGTGGCGCTGCTGGCTTACTTGGCTCATTAGCATTGGGCGGAGCTTTCGGTGCTGGCGGACTCTTTGGAGGCGCAGGTGCGGGTGCGGGCGCAGGTGCAGGCGCTGGTGGCGGTTCTGTTTTCACTGGATTATAGGAGTTTTATAATGTCATTTGGAAAAACACCAACAAATTTACAAGTACCAACACAGCCAGTCAGTCAACCGACTGTTGCACCGACATACACACAACCAACAACTAATCCATACAGCAAGCAACAACAAATTGGTTTATTTTTGAGTGCATTGTCAGATGCTTTAGGTCAAAGAGATCCTATAGCTGGTACTATGCAAAGACAAGCTATGTTGCAAGGACAGCAAAAGCAAACAGAGCAAAAAAAGAAACAGCAAGAACTAGAAAAACAATTAAATATTGCTATTGATCAATCTAATTTACCGCAATCACAAAAAGATTTGTTCAAAAAATTTGATGTACAAACTAAATCAAGAATGTTAATAGAAAGTTCTAAACCAAAAGAAACACCTAAGCCTACAGAACAAATAAGCAAACTTAAATTAGATGCTATGAACGCGCTTTTTAAATATGGCGGTGATGAAGAAGCATTTAAAACAGGAGAACCAGCTTTATATAAAATATATACAGACACAATAAAAAAATCTGACCAAGCAGGTATTATAGATCTTATTTTAAAAGGTGGATATGGTGGAACAAGCAATAATACTGGTTTAATTATAGAAGAAATAAATAAAGGCTAAAATGATATGCCTGTATATAAAATAACAGACCCAAATACTGGCGAATCAATAGAAGTAACTGCTAATAGACAGCCAACAGAACAAGAGGCATTACAAATATTTGCTGAACAACAACAAGCTCCAGAACAACAACAAGCTCCAGAACAACAACAAGCTCCAGAACCAAAAGATTTAAAATTAACTGAGTCTGCTCTTAAACAAAATCCAGCATGGATTCAATCTTCTAAAAAAATATATGAATTAAATGAGGGTGCTGATGCGCCTAAATTAGATTCAGACGAACAATATGCTAACTATGGTTTAAGGTATATGGGTTGGTTTAATTATAATCTTCCTAAAATGAGTTTAGAAGCCACACAACTAACACAAGCAACAGACGATCAAAAAAAAGCTTTTGTAGATTTAATGGATATGTATGACCAAAAACAAACAAGTCTAGCTGGTTTTGGTAGATTATTAAAAGGTTTAGCAACAGACCCAAGTACCTATGTTGGTATAGGAACTTTTGGTGCAGCTACAGCTGGCGCGCAGGCAGTCAAACAAGGAATTAAAGAAGGCGTAAAACAAGCCACTAAAGCTGGTATAAAGCAAGGTGCAAAAATCGGAGCAATCGAAGGTGCAGTATATACGGCAGCAGATAATGCTTTGAGACAATCTGCTAGAATTACAGCAGGAGAACAAGATAGCTTTGATGTCGGTCAAAACTTAAAATCTGCTGCATTTGGCGGAACAATAGGCGCAGGTATTGGTGGTCCGTTAGGTGGTTTTGGTAGTAATGTTGCAGCTAAAGCAGAAAAAGCAGCACAACAAGATACTTTTATAAAACAAACTCAAAAAGAAATAGCTGAAGAACAAGAGGTAACTGAAGCTATATATGATTGGGCGGATGTTGTAACTGGTCAAGAACCGCCAACAACAAATTATTCTAGAAAATTAGCAGAAGAAGCAAGAGATGAATTAGCCGAAACAACACCAGACGTACAAGCAGATATCAATTTAGGTTTAAATAAAAATGTTATTGATGCTGGTGTCGAAATATTAAATGAATTAAAAATACCAAGAAATCCATCTATTCAAATATCAGATCAATTATTTGATGCCTTACAAGGTATAGACCAGCAACCACTCGCAAAAGGTAAATTTGATGAAGTGTTAAAAAGAAATAATATAGAAAGTCCTATGGAACTTTTACAATTATTTAAAATAGCTGCATCTGATTCTGGTAAAAGATTAAATCAATTAAGCCTCGCTAGAAAAAGATTGCAAAATATAGCAGATGATTTGTCTAATAATGTTCCTACTGAAGATTGGGCCTCTACAGCATTAAGAAAATTAGGTATAAAAAAAGAAAATATATACGCGCTAGATAATATAAGAAGAGGTCTATTAGTTAGTCAAATTGCAACGTCAGCTCGTAACTTTACCGCTCAGGTAGGTAGGGTTGGTATGCATACTATAACTAATGTTTTTGATGATGTTTTAAATCAAACATTCAATCCAATTAAAAGACTTTTTGGAAAAGAAACTGCTCCTGTCGATCATACACAATCATTTAAATTATTAGCAAATCTAACAACAGATGTTAAAAAATCTAAAGATATTACTGATTTTGTTACTGATTATTTTGTAAATGAAAAAAATAGATTATTTACAAATTATGCATCTGATGTTGCAAAGGCAACTGACAGCAAACCCTTTGCAAGAGCGCAAAAAGTTGTCGATGGTTTAAATACTTTAAATAGAATGCAAGAATATTTTTATAGAAGAGGTATGTTTGCTGCATCATTAGATGAAAGTTTAAGAAAAAAAGGTATTAACATTAATGATGTCATAGAAGCTAATGACATATCAAAAATTACAGATGCAGATGTAAAAAAAGCAGTGGATGATGCTTTAACATTTACGTACGCAAAAACACCAGACAATGCATTGTTAAAAGGTTTTGTAGATACAGTAAATAAAATGCCTTTTATAGCTACAGGTGTTTTACCTTTTCCTAGATTTATGGCTAATGCTATAGACTTTCAATTTAAACACAGTCCTCTTGGTTTTACATCCCTACTTTCACGAAAAGAAAGAGCAAAAATAGCTAAAGGAGATTATAAAGCTCTAAGCCAAGCTATGTTAGGCACAGGTATTTTAATGGGTGCTATTGAAGCAAAAAGAACGGGATTTGGTGGAGAAAAATGGTATGAATTAAAAGGTACAGACGGTACAACAATAGATGCAAGACCATATTTTCCTTTAACTCCATATTTATTAGTAGCAGATTTAGTGGTTAGATCTGAAGAAGGTAGAATACCACCAGATTCTAAAGATATATTACAAGGGTTGACTGGAGCGCAGTTTAGAGCAGGAGCTGGTCTTGCTTTGGTTGACAATTTAATAAACGATTTATCTGGCATAGATAGTGAGGATAAAATTAATAAATTTGTAACAAGGTATACATCAGATGTTCTTGGTGGATATTTAACACCACTTAGAATGTTTAATGATTTTGTAGACCAACAACAAGAGTTTAGAACAGCAATACCAACAGGAGATATTCCAACAGATATAGCTCAACAACTTGGTACAAGCATACCTTTTTATAGAGAAAGATTTCCTACAGTTGTATCTCCAACAAGAGAGGCAACACCAGGTAGACCAGAAACTGTAAGAA